TCTGTCTCAGGGTTTTCCGCAACAACTTCAGCAGACTCTTCTGCTTCTGGGTTGTCACCTTGCTTTAACACTTCAGTACCAATGCTGTCCATTGGCATTGCTGCTTTAGCACCTTTGTTAACGATATCTTTTACCGTTTTAACTGATGCAGGTTTTAGTGCAGCAGAGTTGTCTGTGGACTTGTAGTTCTGAGGTGTAGGTCCTCCGAGATCCTCATAAGATGCTGATGCTCCAGGTGATGTGGAGTCGTCAACTTTCTTCATAGGATCGCCAGCTTTCGCACCCCTTGTTACAGGATTGTCCATTTCGTTTAATTCCTTAGCGGCCATTTCCGATGTTCTCCGAATAGATCTTAGTTAATCTGTATTTATTTATCAAATCTATAGATTCGATAAGAACTGTTGAAACAGTCCTAACTTGTTTTCTTCAAGTTGTTTGTTATCTACAAGTGTATTTACTTGCTTAAAAGTTTTTCTGGCAAGTTGTTCTCTAACAACACCGCCATCCCAAACCCAGTCTTTTCCTTCCATTATACCTTGAACGAAAGCATCAGGTGCAGAAGGATCAGCAACGATATCAGCAGCAGTAGCAAGAGTAAAGTCGTCAGAAACAATTTTAACTCCTTCGTTGTTAGTTGCTAGTGTGCCAAGACCACGAGATGATACACCAAGTTTGACTCCCTCGTCTATAAGGTTCTGTGCTATCTTACCCATAGGAGTAGATAGTATCTTTGCCTTACCCACATAGTTAGATCCACTTTCTCTAAGTGAAACTATTTTATGCGAGACACGATCGAGGTTTACTGTAGGACCTTCGGGGTGACCAAGTTCACCAACCGCACGACCAGATTCCACAAATGCTTCATTGTATCTTGTGACTTCTCTGCGTAGAGTGTCCATTGGATACATACGACCATTGCGATTTTTAATATCTCCTTGTAAGAAGATACCTTCTATAAACATAGATTTTTTACCGTTGCGATTTTCAACGATAACTTCTACATCATCTATCTGTTCTGTGATAAGTTTCATTTTGTTATCCAGTAAATCCTACTTTAACACCTTTGACTCCTGCACCACTAGCAAACACTGTATACGCAGGTTGCTTTTCTAAAATCTCAGAGGTTCCTGTTCTAAGAGTGAATGTTCCCACTCCAGTACCACCTCTAGTTTCTTGAACTGTGATTACTCTGTCAGCAGCGTTACTATTATAAAGACGCACACAAGTTGCTTGAGTAAAACTAACACCTGTACCTGCTGTTGTTGGTACATTTACTTCATCTGCGAGTAACAGAATTCTGTTAGACATCAGTTTCTTCCTCTTCTGGTTGTGCTTCAACTTCAGTTTCTACCTCAGCTTCTGCTTCTGGTTCTGTGTTACCAAAAAGATCATTAGAAGCATATGGTCGCAAACCATCTATTCTCTCTGCAGATTTTGCGTAGAGAATATCCTTGATTTGATCGCTAATATCCGCAGCAGACGCATCTGTTGCTATCATGTTGACGAGTTCTTCCATCATAATATCTTATACTGATAAAGTTATTTATATCTCTCCTTCATTCTCTTTAGGCATATTCTGTGGTTGCGGTGCAGGAGCACCCTCTTCTTGACCCATTTCTGCCATTGGATCTCCCATAGCACCCTGTTCAAATTCTAACATTTGTTGATTAGGATCTGGTATTACACCGTTAGCAATTTCTTCTTCAATTTGCTCATCTATTTCTACAATTTCTGCGTCCTTTTGACGCAATACATTTCTTCTAATATATTCTGTAGAATAATATCTACCAACATAAGGTTCTACCATACCAAGTAAACCTAAACGACCTTCCATTAATTCTTTATCTTTTAATTCTGCAAAGTGATTGTCGTATATAAAGTCAAACTGGATATGCTCTGACATAATCTCCCAGTCTTCTGGAGTAACAATATTCTTTAATAATAATTGTGATCTTAATAGATCTAAGAATATCTTACTGAAACGCTTACGCAATCTACCAACAAACTTACTAAACTTAAGTTCATCTCTTAAGATCTCAGATGATCTACCTAAATTAAATCCATCACCAGACCCCGCAATTCTTGACTCAGGAACTCCTAATGATCTGTATAACTTAGACTGGAAGTATTCTATGTCTGCTAATTCACCTAAGTTTTGTCCGCCAGGTAATGTAGTAATCTCAGTTCCTCTACCACCTTCTCTACGAGGTAACCAGAAGTCTTCTAACATAGACATATATTTTTTGTCATCTCTTATTTCACCAGAACCTGAGTCATAGACTAATTTATTTCTATAACGAGACATGACATCACGCAAGATATTGTTCTGCCTTTGCTTTGGGTAAATTACCAACATCAATATAAAATATTCTTCTCTCTGGAGCCCTTGATAATCTATAGATAACAAGACTATCCTCAATCATTCTTAATTGATTAAGTGCTTTGATTGCTTTGTGTAAGTAAGATAAGCAAGTTCCTTTATTACGATCAAATAATCCAGATGTTACATGACACACTGAATCTTTTGCAATTTTAATCTGTCCTTTACCACCTGCACCAGCTGCAGTTGCATACATGGTTGTAGGATAATTTGGTTTTGGTGAGTAGATATAATACTCATCTATCTCAGGATATTCTGATTTTTTAGTTCCGTTTCCTGCAAGTGGATCTAATGGTAGATTTCCTTTATTTTTTGTACCCTTCTCTTGACGAACAAACTTCATCTTCATTGGATCAACATATCTGATCTCTTGAATACCATCCTGTGGTTTTTTTGTATCAATAACTTTTATATAATATAATCTTCCATCTACATACCAATTCTTAAAAATTTCATGAGACTTCTTATCAAAGTCCATCATTTCTTTAATACCTTTAAATTCTTCTCTAATCCTATCTTTTAATTTATCACTTGCATTTACATTTGATAACTCTATCTCTACAGGAGAATCATATAAATCACTGACTATACCTTCATTTACAACATCTTCAATTGCACCATCACATTCTGGATGTAATGCCATTTCACGATATCTTTTAATTAAATCATATTCAGTTCTGTATACACCTTCGATATCAACATACTGTCCATAGAATCCAGATTGTACAAAATAGTCAACCCCGTCCTCGTTACTGCGAGGTACGGGTGAAACTACTGAATCGGGGGTTTTATCCGAGTCATCAATAGAGAATCCAAAGAGTTTTGCCATCGTATAATCTTATTTCTTTTATTATAGCACTATTTATTAGTTTTAGTTAATGCTCTCTCCTCCAGCATTTTCACCAACACCTTTGATTGATTCAAAGTATAGTACTTGTAATTCTACCGTAAACTCCTCTATTGTGTCAACTGTTTCGTAAGATAAGTCAACTTGACTGATATTTGTTGGGAAAACATCATAAAATCTGTAACTTCTAAGTGTTGATCCATCACGATCAAGTTGATGAACATATGCATCTTCTTGATAATCTGCTGGATTATTTGCTCCAGTTGCATCAGATAATCTATTAATTGAATTCATCCACTTTTCAAAAGCAGAACGAATTGAGAAGTCAGTATCGTTAATAACTGTGATAGTCCATGTATCAAATGTTCTATCTCCTGCTATTTTTAAGATTCTTCCTCTGAAATTGACATCTATTGGAGTGATGTTAGAAGCAGGTAAGGCAGCTGCTTTGACTAAGAATCTTGCCTTATCCTTTACATCATTGTCGATTGCAATCTCTTCTGGGAAAGCAAGTTCGACTTCAAATAGATTCGGTCTTGCACCACCACCAACTAACTTACTCTTAAAGTCAGTGATTCTTCTTAAAGGTGGTCTATTGAATTGGGTTGCCATTTTCTTTAATTACCTCGTTAAACAGAACCGACTACTTCCTCGAATGATACACCTGTTCGTGTAGCAACGAAGGTTAGACCGATGAAGTTAATGGATCTTGCAGGTTTAATGAATATGTCTGCGACAAATTCATTATTATCTATGATTGCAGCAGTGTTATTTGTTTCATCACAGATAACTCTGAAATCAAAGATTCCTCGTTTTGCCTGTACATCACGAAGGAATGGTTCAACAATGTTTACAAAGTTTGTCCTTGTAATCTCATCATTGAATTCAAACATCTGATCTCTTGCAGCAGAGGAGATTGCATTTTCAAGGAAAATAAACAATCTACGAACGTTTATTCTATCGAATGCTGATGCTTTTCCAAGTCCTGTCTTATCACCAAAGAGAATTATTCCTCCACCAGGTGAGAAGATGATTGGATTAACTCGGTTAGAATACAACTGATCTCTTTGTGTTTGAGATGGATTGTATGCCAACTTAACTGCATTGAGTATTGCACCTCTTGCAGTTCCCGCTGGTGAGAACCAAGGGAAGTTGTTAATATCGTTTCTTGCACATAATCCTGCAATGTCTCCATTCATTGGAACATATCGGAAAGTATCTGCAAATCTGTCATACATGTATTTGTATGTGCTATCAAATACTGCAAATGATGAAGATGACACAGGAGCAAAGAAACTAATTACATTATCTGTAATTTGATTTGCATCAAATACCACTACAGAACCTGCACTACCATCACTGAGGAATGAACCTCTGTTAGGTGATACAAATGCAACTGCATCCTTTCTTATCTCTGCAACAGAGATAATTTTATTTGCAAGTGATTGACAAGTTTCTTTTGTATGATTAGCAGAACCCATTAAGATAAAGTCTGCTGAGTTTAAGTTATCATCTTCAAAGAGTTGATAACCACCTGCTAATCCAGCTAAAGTAACTTGGAATGCACCAGCTGCTTCTTCATCTGTTCCACCATCGTAGTTTTTACCACCACTTAGTGTTAAAGTAGTTGCACCAATACCAGCAAAGTTAATTCCTTGTGCGTTTTGATCCCAACCTACATCAGATGAAAGTGTAAAAGTACCAGATGCGAATGATGTTGTTACAATTCCAGCAGGTGCTCCACCAGCAAAAATATTTGTTGAGTTATTATAAGTATACTTTCTCCAGTATGAAGGTGATCCTAATGAATATTCACCGTCTTTTGCTTTTGAAAGTGATAAATGTTTCTCTAGAATAGTTCCTGCGTTACCACTTACCTTTCCTTCATCGTCAATAACAACAACATGAACTTCATCAAACTTTGACTTTCTTGCAGCTGCAAAATTTGAAGTGCCAGGACGATCTGAAATATTATTCCAGTTTATAGTTGAATTTGATAATTGAATTGACTGTTGATCAAACCAATCAACACTCGCAGTTGGTGTTGCACTCACATATGATGAAGACTGACCAGTAGTGTGAATCGCAACTGCAGTATTTCCAAACTTGTAGATACCATTTGGTTGATA